CGAGGATGCATATGGTATCTCCTATTTTCGAATCTGGAAAAGTGTGGTATCCTGATGAAAAGTTTGCTGACGAAGTTATTGAGGAGATTGCATCTTTTCCGAATGGCGACCATGATGACTATTGTGATAGCATGACTATGGCACTAATGAGGTTTAGACAAGGCGGATTTATTAGTTTACAAGGAGAGGAAATCGCAGAAGATTGGTTTCCTCGTAGAGCAAGAGAATATTATTAGGAGAACAAAATGAGTATTTATACAAAAGAGCAACAAACTCGAACTGTTACAAATAAAGAAACAGGTAAAAGCAAGACTTTTAAAAGCACTGGAGTTGATGCAAAAGGTAAACATTTTTTCACATCTTTAGATAATGCAAAACAAAGAGAGTTTGCAACTGGAGAAAAACCATCTTTAAAAACTGGAATTCCAGTAGGCAGAACTAAGTCAGGCGATTTAGGTGTGTTAAAAACAGAACAGAAAAAAACAGAACAGAAAAAATCTGCCCCAAAAATAGGTACATTAATGAATAGAAGAGCAAAGAATTTACCTAAAGGTGATATTACTAAAAAAATGAACATGGGCGGGGTAATGAGAAATCGTGGTGGAATGTTTAAGGGAACTTACTAATGACCACTAGACTTTTGAAAATACGAAAAAAGTTAAATAAAAAGCCACATAAAAAAGGGAAGTTAGTTAAGAACAGATTTTCTGATATACTAGCTCCTGGTAAAAAAAGAGTAACGAGGATTACATAATGGCAATACAACCTAGACAAATCGCAGGCATGGTAGAAGGATCAATGGGAGCAGGGGGTCAGATGATGCCCGAAGAGGATAGTCTCCAGATTGAACTCCCCAGTACCGAGGCTCAACTCCCTGATGGTATAGAACTTATAAGTGATGAGATGACGGAGGTTATTGCCGAGCCTTATGATCACAACGCCAATTTAGCCGAGGTATTAGATGATAATGTACTTGGTTCTTTGTCCTCGGATCTTCAAGGTAAGTTTCGTGAGGATGTAGAGTCTAGGGAAGATTGGGAAGAAGCGATATCAAAGGGATTAGGTCTTCTTGGAATTAATTACGAGGATCGAAGTGAGCCTTTCTTAGGAGCGAGTGGTGTAACACATCCACTGTTGTCAGAGGCGGTGACCCAGTTTCAAGCACAGGCATACAAGGAGATGTTACCTAGTGGCGGTCCAGTAAAGACGCAGGTTCTAGGAACTCCGACCTCGGAGACTGAAGCACAGGCACAGCGTGTAGAAGATTTCATGAATTATCAGATTACTGAAGTTATGGAAGAATTTGATCAAGACACCGATCAGATGTTATTTTATTTGCCATTAACTGGATCTACGTTTAAAAAGATTTATTTTGATGAAACCAAACAGAGAGCCGTTTCCAAGTTTGTACCAGCAGAGGATATGGTTGTTCCGTATTCGGCTAGTGATTTAAGAACAGCGGAGAGGGTTACACATGTAGTTAGAATGACATACAATGATATTCGAAAACTACAAGTAGCAGGAGTTTATAGAGATGTTGAATTATCTGAAGCGAGCGATGGCGAAGCTGAAGGAGCTATCCAAGAACGTGCTGACGAGTTGTTGGGATTACGTCCAAACTATTCTGATGACTCTTATACCTTATTGGAATGCCATGTTGACTTGGACTTGGAGGGTTTTGAAGACAAGGATATGGAGGGGAATCCTTCGGGTATTATGTTGCCTTATATTGTTACCCTTGATCAAGGTTCTGGAAAAGTGTTATCGATTTCTAGAAACTTTAGAGAACAAGACCCATTAAAGAGAAAAAGGCAATATTTTACACATTTTAAATTTTTACCAGGATTTGGATTTTATGGTTTCGGGTTACTGCACACAATCGGAGGTTTATCTCGTGCTGCAACTTCTATTTTAAGGCAATTAATTGATGCAGGTACTTTATCTAATTTACCAGCTGGTTTTAAAGCTCGTGGTGTTCGCATTCGTAACGATGATGATCCTCTTAATCCTGGAGAGTTTCGTGATATCGATGTACCGGGCGGAGACCTCAAGAATTCTATTATTCCCCTCCCATACAAGGAGCCTTCAAACACATTAGCACAGCTTTTGGGTGTAGTTGTTGACTCTGGTAGACGTTTTGCACAGGTTGCAGACGCAAAAACAGCGGATGTAAACTCAAATGCACCTGTTGGAACGACTGTTGCGTTGATTGAACAGGGTTCAAAGATCATTTCAAGCATACATAAGCGTCTACATTACGCTCAAAAGCAAGAATTTCGCATGTTAGCGGAGATTTTTAGCGAAAATCCAATGCCATACCCGTATTTTGTTGGAAATGCTGCTCCAGAAACCATGCAAGCCGACTTTGATGGTCGTGTAGACATACTTCCAGTGTCAGATCCGAACATTTTCTCTATGGCACAGCGATTATCACTGGCTCAGACACAATTACAACTAGCTCAAGCTGCTCCACAGATACATAATGTGCATGAAGCGTATAGAAGGATGTATGATGCGTTAGATATTAAGAATATCGAGAGTATTTTACCTCCTCCGATGCAACCACAGCCTGTAGATCCAGCAACCGAGAACGGAAATGCTATGAAAGGGATGCCTATACAGGTATTTCAGCAACAAGATCATGAAGCACATGTCAGAGCACATATATCCTTCTTATCAACTCCAGCTGGGCAGGTAAATCCACAGACATTTGTGATGTTACAGGCTCATACACAGGAACATATTGGTATGATGGCTCGTGATCAGGTAGTTAAATTTTTTGAAGAGACAATCAAAGCAGCACAATTATCTGGTCAACCTATACCTCAATTAGATCCAAATGCTGTTGAAGCAGCAATTGCACAGCAGGTTGGTGAGATTCTAAAAGAGGTAATGCCATCTCTACAGCCACAGCAACAGACTGATCCATTAGTTGAGATTAGAAAGAAAGAGCTTGAGAATGATACAGCAGAGCTACAAAGAAAAGCTATGAATGATCAGATGAACTTTCAGATTGATACAGCCAAATTACAACAGGCTTATGATTTAGCTCAACAAAGACAGTCTCTACAAGAGAATATTGCTGATGATAGGAACGATGTAAACATCTACAGGATTAATATGGCATCGGCTAACAGGGGTAACAAAGCAAAATAAGCTATGATATAATCTGGGTATGGATCCAGTAACTATATCATTAGCCGTAGGCGTTGCCTCGAAAGCTTTTTCTGCCATTAAGGAGGGATTTGCCATTGGTCGTGACATTGAACAAATGTCAGGAGACATTGGACGTTGGATGGGAGCCGTATCAGATGTTGATAATGCTGAGAAACAAGCTAAGAACCCACCTCTTTTTGGGAAGCTTTTTAAAGCAGGTTCTATTGAGGAGGCAGCAATGGCAGCATACGCTGCAAAAAAGAAACTTGAAGAACAAAGATATGAACTTAAAATGTTTTTGAATTTAACTCATGGGCCACAGGCTTATGATGAACTTCTACAAATGGAAGGTCAGATAAGAAAACAAAGACAGCAAACTATATACAAGCAACAACAATTAAGAAGACAATTAGGTGAAGGGATAGCTTGGTTATTTTTGGTTGCCATCATAGGTGGTTTTATATTGTTACTTGTCAGCATGTTTACAAGTAAGTCATATGCTGATGGCTATACATACAAATCTAAAAATTACACTAAACAACAAAAGATTCATCAAGGTAAAATTCAAAAAAAAAAATATACAACTTGTAGATTAAAAAAAAGAATTAAATCAAAATCGGGACAGATGGCTTGCATTTATATAGGAAATAATCAAACATATGAGTTAATGATTGAAAGTTGGTGCCCAAAACAATACAAGTGTATTTATAATCCTTGGGGTAAAGAGCCGAATATTGATGATGTTATTGATTCTTTGAATAATGCAACGAAAGGTAAGTAAATGGAAAACATGGTATTAGATGCGTGGAATGATTTATCATACTTAGAAGGAACACTATTTACATTTTGGTTATTTATCTTATACTATGGTAAAGTTTGGATAGATAGCAGATTTTCTAAGAAGGAGTGCAAGTGCTCACAGCGTTAATAGGACCGATAGCTACTTTAGCTGGAACTTGGTTTGAAAACAAAGTTGAAAAGACTAAGGCTGAAGGACAGGCTAAAGTTGCAGAGGCTAAAGCTCGTGCTACTGTTGCAGAGAAGGTTGCAGCAGGTGAGGTCGCATGGGAAGGCAAGATGGCTGATGCTACAGTGGACTCTTGGAAAGACGAATTCGCTTTAGTTGTGCTATTGGCTCCAGCAATTTTAGTATTCATACCTGGGATGAAAGATTATGTTAAAGAGGGATTTGATATATTGGCAGCTTTGCCAGAGTGGTATCAGTACCTTTTATATATTGCAATTAGTGCAAGCTTTGGAATCAAGGGAGTTGGACAAGCTGCAAAGCTATTCAAGAAAAAATAAAGTTGCAAGATTTATTTAGGCATTTAAGGATACATACAATGAGTAAAAAAAACAAAATTAAAAAAGTTATAAAGGGTTTGGAAAAAGCATCTAAGTCGCATTCTAAACAAGCTAAAACATTAAAAAAAGTTATAAAGAAGGCGTGATGACTAGATTATTAAAATGGATAT